AGGTCGTCACCGGCGTCAATCGCAGCATCCTGGCGCCGGATCCCCGCGATGCTCAATGGTGGCTGACCCACAACCCCTCGACCCGTGAAACCTGGTCCGACGCCGCCGCCGAACGCCGCGCCGTGCAACGCACCCTCACCGGCGTGGTGGCCGCCATCGACGCGGCGGGCCTGAGCGACGACCAGCGCACCCGACTCCTGCTCACCATGCAGGCCCAGGGGATTGGGGTGCAGGCGGAGGGGGAGTGATGCTCCACGCCGCACGCCTCCGCCTGTTCTATCGCCTGATCGGGCCTTTCGTTCCCGCTGGCGCCTTCCTCCCCTGGTGGGCGCGATGCCTTCGCTTTTTGTTTCTACCTGTTGAGACACTGGGATATTTCCTTACCCGTCCAAACCATTGGGACCCCCTGTCAGATACTTTTGTGATTCACGGGGTCAGATACTCAGCGGCGGTTTTCACTGAGCTTGGGTTTCCCGCTGATCGCCTGTATCGATTCAAGAAAGAGGGCAACGTGCTGACCATTCAGCAGGTGGAGGGGGAGTGATGGAGTCGCGGGAGATGCCGACCTTTGCGCAGCTGAAAGCCATGGCGGACAGGATCGAGAAAGCCACCGCATCCACCCCTGACGGAGCCACGATGCAAGACATCCTCAGGGCAGCCGATGCGGAGGTCGCCGCGTTTCGGGGTCGGCGCCAGGCGGCCGAGACGTGACGGACGCTCGCCCCACCCACCACACCCCGCCCCCAGCCACCCTGGCCGAGGTGCGCGAGAAGATCGACAGGGCCACCGCTGAGGCGGCTGCCCGCAAAGCCGCTGAGGCAGCCAGCCCGTTCTTCACCCTCTGCCGCGGTTCCGATGAGGTGCTCACCGTGGAGCACCTTGACAGGGCGAAGGATTACCACTGCCAGGCCGGCGCGATCGATCTCCGCCAGATCGCTGCTGCCGTTGAGCTGCTCGACAGCGCAGAGACAGGCCCTCGATTCCAGTGGCTGCCACCGTGGCATCCCTGGCGCCTGCTGGATCCCAATGCGCCACCCCGGCCGCCGATCCCCGATTCCCCCGGCGCATCAGCCTTCGGCCGCAAGCGCCGCGCCAGACGTGCCCGTGGTCGCGTCCGGCAGCTTCGCGCTGCGCGGACATTGGCTCACTGGGATCTGTTCGAGCTCTTCCGCTGATCACCCACCACGCCATGACCCCCACCCCCCGCGCCGCCATCCTCCGCGAAGCCATCCGCCAGCACCGCGAAGCCGCCCGCGATCGGGCCATCGCTGCCGAGGCCGACAGGGAGCTCCGGCGCCTGTTCACGCCACCCCCGGAGCTCCCCGCCTACCGTGCCCTGTGTCGCTGATCCGATCGCTGCGGCGCTGGCCAGAGACAGGCTGGCGAAGATGGATGCCGCCGGCAGGGCCAGCCTCGACATCCCCGGCACCCTCGCCGCCATCCGCGCTGACCTCCATGGCGGGCAGGTTGAGTTCTTCGACGACACCAGCACCCGCGAGATCGGCGTAGCAGCCGGCTACGGCGCCGGCAAGACCCTTGCAGCCTGCGCCAAGGCCTTCCAGCTGGCGGTGCTCAATCAGGGCTTCATCGGCTGCGTGCTGGAGCCCACCGGGCCGATGCTGCGGGACATCTGGATTCGGAAGTTCGATGCCTTCCTCGATCACTACGGCATCCCCTACACCTTCCGGGCCTCGCCGCTGCCTGAGCACATCCTGCACCTGCCTGGCGGGGACACGCCGGTGTTGGCCCGCAGCTTCGAGAACTACAAGCGGATCGTCGGCCCGGACTGGGCCTGGGCGCTGGTGGACGAGGTGGACACCATTCAGGAGAACGTCGCCGCCCGCGGTTACGAGAAGATCCTCGGCCGGATCCGCGTCGGCTACGTCAATCAGCTGGGCTTCCTGTCGACCCCTGAAGGCTTCGTCTGGCACTACAAGACCTTCGGCACCGATGAGGCCCTAAAGGACCCCGGCAAGCGGCTTATCCGCATGCGCACCCAGGACAACCCGCACCTGCCCGAGAGCTACCTCGACAACCTGCGCAAGCGCTACACCAGCTCGATGCTGAAGGCCTACATGGATGGCATCTACATCAACCTGAAGACCGGGCAGGTCTACGACCGCTTCAGCCGTGATCATCACGTCAGGCCGCTGCCCGATGGCCTGCTGGCCAGTGATCAGATCATCCTCGGCATCGACTTCAACGTGGGCAACATGTCCGGTGTGCTTGCCGTGATCCGCGGCCGGACGTTTCACGTGTTCGCCGAGATCATGGGCGCCCACGATACCGACGACCTATGCCGGAAGGTGGTGCAGCGGTTCCCAGGCCGTGGGATCCAGGCCTACCCCGATGCCAGCGGCGCGAACCGCAGCACCAATTCCAGCCTGTCGGACATCGGGATCCTGAAGAGCTACGGGTTTCAGAACTGCGCTCCTGCCGCCAACCCGCTGGTGCGCGATCGGGTGAACGTGGTTCAGGCCCTGTTGCTCAACGCCAAGGGCGACACGCGCCTGTTCATCGCTCCGGAATGCGAACGGGTGATCGAGGCGCTGGAGCGCCAGGGCTGGGATGAGAAGACCGGCGAACCGGACAAGAACACCGGCTACGACCACCCCAACGACGCCCTCGGATACCCACTGCATGCCCTGTACGCCGCTGAGCTGGGATTCGGACCGGGGGGTCCCGCTCGCATCGGCACGGCTTACACTGGCTATGGCACCGCCCCGCCGGAGCCGAACCCCTACGACCAGCCCAAGCCCCGCGCGCGACTGATCCCGCGTGGCGGGGGATTCAGGTAACCACCGCATGACCGACCCGATGGACTCCCCCAGGCCCGCCACGACGAAGCTGCACCGGAAGCTCAAGGATCGGATGTATCGCCATGCCGAGAAGCACAACCTCACCGGCTTCGAGGCAGCCGGCGTGATGCTGGCCCTGGCCACGGAGGTGATGGCCTCGGCACTGGTGCGGGATGGGCTGCTGCGAGGTGGACCGGACTGGGCGGAGGAGGGGGAGGGGGACGCCGACGCAGCAGAGCCACTCACCAACACAGACCCCGAACCCCCCGAAGCCGACCCCCAGGCCCGGATTCGTGAGCTTGTCGCGGAGACGCTGTGGCTCAGCAAGGGGTGGGGCAGGATGAACAAGCTTTGCGACGAGCTGACCGAAGCCAACGCCAAGCATCTCGCCCGCATTGCCCAGCTCGAAGCCGAGGCCAAGGTGATGCGGAACGCGCTGGAGGAATCGAGGGAGGTGGAGCGGCAGGCAGGCACCGACGGCGACCGCGTTGCCCAGCTGGAAGACGCGCTGCGCGAGATGGCGAAGCTGGCCATAGACGAGATTGGAGCGCGGGCGCGGGTGATTAAGCCCGCCGGCCCATTGTTCACTGGTTCCATCGAAAAACAGAAAGAAGCGGAGGGGTCCATTTGCGAGAAAATGGAAGTTGTTACTCATTGGCTGGGAGTCAAAAACATCCTCAAGCGCTGCGGCCTGACCCTCCCCACCCAGGAGCCCCAGCCATGACCACCCCCGACGCCTTCTCCTGCGGCGCCTGCAGCTGGTTCCAGGCAACGCTGATCCACAACACCACAGGCCTCGCCGCCACCGGCTACTGCCGCCGCCACGCCCCCGCGCACAACGGCTTCCCGGCGGTCTTCGCCGATGGCTGGTGCGGGGACTTCACCCCTGGCGCGGAGGGGGAGGGGGAGGGGGCGCCTGAGGGTGCCGAGGTGGCGGTGGAGGCTGCCAGCGATGCGGCCACCGAAACCACCGAGGCCGAACTGCGGGCCCGAATTCAGGAGCTGACCAAGGAAACGGAGATGCTCGTCAAAGGGATGGACGTGTTCAGCGATCACTGCGCCAAGTTGACCGAAGCCAACGCCGGGCATCTCGCCCGTATCGCCCAGCTGGAGCACGAGGCCAGGGTGATGCGCGAGGAGCTGGGGGAGTCGAGGGAGGTGGAGCGGCAGGCAGTCGACAGCCGCGACCGTCGCATCGCACAGCTGGAGGAGGCGCTGCGAGATATGGCCGAACTGGGGCGGGAAATGGCAGGAAAGGCGAGGGTTGATGACACGACCTCTGTCGCCAATCACCTGCTAATCAACCACCTGCTCGAAAGCTGCGGCCTGACCCTTCCCAACCAGGAACCCCAATCATGAGCACCATTCACACCATCAAAGTCCCCGGCGATCCTCAACCCGACCCGACCCCCAGCCCCATCGGCGAGTGGGAATCCGCGGCCGGCGAGGTTCACACCTTCTACGAACCCATGGTCAGCCTGTCGGTCGAGATCGACGACGACCACACCCTGCTCCTGTTCTGCGAAGCGCATCAGGTGGACCGGGTGCCTGGGGTGCTGGCGCGGTTGCTGGAGGGGGTGGAGCGGCAGGCAGGCACCGACGGCGACCGCGTTGCCCAGCTGGAAGACGCGCTGCGCGAGATGGCGAAGCTGGCCATAGA